AGATATACAATGTCAACTAAAACAAAAAGAAATAATGAAAAATTAATGACAATAGCAAGAGAGTTGTACACAAAGTATTCAGCACAAAAGATAAGTGATGTTGCTTGATTTGCAGTAACTACTTTTCATGAAATAAGAAGAGAATGAAAAATGCAACCTGGAACAGTTGCAAGATTATTAAGAAAAATGATATATACTAGAAATATATTAGAGGGGGGACAAGAAACACTAAAAGTAGAAAAAATAGAAAAAGAGGGGGTAGTATGGGAAAAAGCTTCAGAAGAAGAAATGAGTAAGTTATATATATTATGACAAAAATTAACAACAGTTATGGCTCAAAAAGATTTAGCTGATATGTTGAAAGTAAGTCAAAGTACAGCTAGTTTTGTTTGTAATAAAAAAATAGAAAGAAGAGATGAGGTGTTGATGTATATAGAAAAGTTAGAAAAGCTAGCTAAAGGCTATAATTTAATTAAATAATAATAAATAAAAATGGAAGAAAGAAAAGTATACATTCTAATAGAATGTAATAATGAAAAAATAGAAGCAAGTGTTGGTTTTAAAATAAAAACAGATAAAAAAATATCTGAAATTAAAGAGTTCTATAAGCAAATGGCTCCAATGGCACTTTATGCTGAAAAATTAAAAAAAGGTGCTGTACTTAAACACCTTTCAGCTTATCTTATAGATTGAGATGCTTTAGAAACAGTAGCAGATGAATATAAAGCCTGATTAATAGTTAAAGTATCAGAAGATGATACAATGTTGAAAGAAAATGAAAATTATAAAGAAAAACATGAAGAAAAAAAAGAAAGACTGATGAAAAAAATGAAAGAAAGAATAGATAAAGCAAACAAATGAGAAGTAGATTTTGAAAAAAACCTTAAAGTAGCAAAAGAAGCTATAGGTGTATTAGAAGAAATGGCAAAACTTAAAAAATAAATATGTATAAGAAACAAGAGGTAATAGAAATATTAAAAAGGTATGATGATGATAAACTATTTTACCTAGAGGAATATAAGGAAAAAAAGGGACAAAGAACAAAAATGCAAAACAGGGTGTTTTATAGATGCTTCTGATTAATTGCAAAGAAAATGTGATTATCAGAAAACACTGTAAAGCAAAATTGTTTAAAAGCTTTATTTTGAGTTGAAAAAACTGTATTTGGTTGAGTAGAGTATGAGAATGCTATTCAGCCAAAAACAAGTGGTTTAAATAAAGAGCAATGAATATTGTTAATAGAAAGCTTGATAGAGTTTTGAAAAAAACTAGATATAAAAAATATGGTTATGAGTAGAGAATTGCAAAACTTATTTTATAATAAAGAATAATAATGTTAGATAGTAAAAAATTAAAAGAAGTGAGAAATTGATTACAATTTTCACAAGAAGAATTAGGGGATGCAATCTGAGTAACTGCAATGACTATATTTAGGTATGAAGCTGAAAAATGTGAGATAAACCTAAGCAATTTAAAGAAAATTGTAGATGTTTTCAATGGGTGAAAAAAAGTATGAGATTTTGAGTATAAAGCAAAAGTGAAGTACTCAATAGAGGATTTTGTTAAATAAAAATTAATATTGACTAATTATAGGGAGTGAATAATAGAAATAAATAGGGGGTTGTAAAATGCTCCCTTATAAATATAATATAACTAATAAAAAATAACATGAATGCAATGTATATAAGTTTTACTAAACATTGTATTGATAGAGTTATACTTAGGCACCCTATAATATCTAAAATGAAAGTTAGGAAGTATGCAGAAGAAGAGGCAAAGGCATTTTTAGAGCAAAAATTAAGAGAATGGCTTTGAGATAATAGCAGATGAATTGCTAGAAAAATAGATACAAAAAGATGAGGGATTACTTTAACTGATTGAAAACATAAAATAGTTTACAAAAAGGAGTGAAGTATAGAGGCTACTATTATAACTTATTGATACAAAACAGAGGCAGATAGACTAGAATGGGAAGTATTAAAAATGCTACCTGTTGATTATAAAAGCCAAAAAAAATCAAAATACAAGTAAGATAATTAAATATGCAAAAATGTTTTGATACAATAGAGGGGATTAAAATATATAGCAGAGATAAGGCAAAAATAAGAAAAGGTTATAATGCCTGATTATCAGCAAAAGAAATTCAAGCACTATTTCCTAAGAAAAAAATACCTGAAGTAGCTATAAGAAAATTTTGACCTGTGTTTGATAGATTATATTGGAAAACAATTAATTGAGTTAAACATTTAAGATGCAATAAATGTCACAATGAAAAACCTTATACTTATGAGTATTTTCAGATAACTGAGAACACACAAGCTAAGACTTGTAGATGTTGTAGGTCATTGAGGAAGAAGAATATTAGGATAATGAAAGATAGAGGAATAAAAGTAATACCTAATGTAGCTTGAAAGAAAGGATTACATTATACAATAAATAACAAAAGAAGATGGTGGAGAAGTAGGATTGTAGGGATTGTAGACCCTAATTATTATGCCTCAGATACACCTAAATATATAAAAGAACAAGTACATGTAAATACATATAGGAATTTTAATAAATGAGAAAATAGATATGCCACCAAGATTAAAAATAAATAAATGAGATAAATTTAATTATTATACAATAATAAAAGAATTAGAACAAAAAGGAAGACTTAGGGTTTTTAAATGTCAATGTATATGTGGAGAAATTAAAAAAGTAAGATTAGACACCTTAAGAAGTAAAAAAGATAGTAGTTGTGGTTGTATAAAAAAAACAAAACAAAGTAAGCCTAGAACACATTGATTAACTTGAACTGGAATACAAAGAAGTTATTATCATTTAAAAGATAGGTGTGAAAATCCTGATAATAAAAGATACTATGATTATTGAGGAAGAGGAATTAAAAACTTATGGAATAGTTTTGAGGCCTTTGTAAATGACATGAGAGGCACTTGGCAAGAATGATTACAAATAGATAGAATAGATAATAATTGACATTATTGTAAAGAGAATTGTAAGTGGAGTAATAGAAAAGAGCAAATGAATAATAAAAGAAATAATGTGATTATAAAATATAATTGAAAAAAATTAACACTAACACAATGGGGTAGAGAGTTAAATATTCCATATAAAAGATTAGAGGCTAGATATAGAAGAGGGTGGAGTATTGATAGATTATTTATAAATTAACCAAAAAACAATGACTAAAATAAATAGAGTAAAATTAAAACTTTTCAAAACAAATTTAAAAATACTAACAGATTATGCTTTTGAGTTTGATTATAAAAGTGTAATAACTGAAAGATTGTACACAGATGAAGATTTGTTGTATGCTACACATACATTAATGCACACATTATGAAATATAGCAATATCTAAAGGATTAGATAAATGATTAAGTGAAAAAACAATGATGATAGCATCTGAACAAATGTGAGCTGATTTAAGAAAATTTATAAAAACTTATGCAGATTTAGATACTATGAAATTAGCTGATAAATATATGAAATGAGAGAAATAAAATTTACTAACTAAATAACACAATGAATAAAGATATAAGAGAATTAATAGAAAAAATAGCTGATTTAAAATGAGTAGCAACAATAGTTAATTTACAATGAAATACTTCTTATTGAGCTAGATTAGAAAAAGAAGCAGAAACACTAGAACAGCTATTGGATAAATATTTAAATAACTTAATAAAAGAATAAATGAGAGAAATAAATTTATTTATATTCATAGTAATATTATGAATAATGTCAGGAGTATTAATAGCTTGAGTAAATTGAATAGTGTTAGAAGAAAGTGTAGTTATCACTTCAGCTCTTATGTTAGTATTATCATTTGCTTGAGTTTTATTTAACCTAATAGATTAAAAAAATGGATGATTTACTAGAAAAAGTATACAAAGAGGTGGCAAATGATTTTCCACAATTAGTAGAGTTGTGAGGAGAGGAATTAATAAAACAAACAATAGCATCTTTAATTTGTAGATGATATATTAAAGAAGAAGATTATAAAAAATAGCCTTAATTGGCTTTTTTTTGTTGCATTAAGTTTAGATGTAGTTATAATAAGGGTATTAACATTAATTTAATTATTATGGCAGGTAGACCACTAAAATACAAGTCAGTAAAAGAAGTAGAGCCTCTAATAGACAAATACTTTAAAGAAACTAAACAAGAAGATTGGACTATAACTTGATTAGCTCTAGCACTTGACACTTCAAGAGATATACTTATAGATTATGAATGAAGAGATTGATTTTCCAACACAATAAAAAAAGCAAAGGAAATGGTTGAGCATTCTTATGAGTTAGACTTAAAGAGAAAAGGGAACACTTGAACTATCTTTGCATTAAAGAATTTTAACTGGAAAGATAAACAAGAAGTTGATACAAAAGTTGAATGAGAAGTAAATATAACAATAACAGTTTAAATGATATATAAATACATATATAAAAATTGTAAGTGTGGAAAAGGTCTGTTTCTTAAGTATTTTCAAAGAAAACAGATTTTTTGTAATGTAAAATGTAGAGTAGAAGCAACTAAAAATAGAAAACAAATAAATTGTTTAGTTTGTAACAAAAATGTAACAGTTCCAAAATCAAGACCAAGAAAGTTTTGTAGTTTTTCTTGTAGAAGTATTTATACACAAGCTAAATGACATAATACAACATTAGAAGAATATAAAAAGGAAAGACAATTAATACATAAAAAACTATTAGCAAAAAGAAAAAGCCCTTGATATAAAAGATGGAGAAAGTTTTGTTTAACAAGAGATAATAATGAATGTACTTGTTGAGAAGAGGCAGAATGTGTTCATCATATAATCCCTGTTTTAGAAAAACCTGAATTAATACTAGAAAAAACAAATTGAATAAGTTTATGTAATTTATGTCATAAAAATATACATTATGCAAAAGATTAATATTGATGTATCTTGATTATTAAGAGATTGGCAAAAAGAGTTATTTAAAATGAAAGAAAGGTTTGCTGTTATAGTAGCACACAGAAGAAGTTGAAAGAGTTTTGTTACAGTTATGCTTTTAATAATTAAATCACTAGAAACAAAGGGGTCTTATTGATATATAAGTCCTTTTTATAGACAATCAAAAGCAATTGCTTGGGAGATTTTAAGAAAATTAGCCAGTCAAGTTCCTTGAACTGTGTTTAATATATCTGAATTAACTGCTACTATGGTGAATTGAAGCACAATAAGATTATTTGGTGCTGACAACCCTGATAGTTTAAGGTGATTAGATTTAAGGGGGGCTATCATGGATGAATATGCCCAACAGCCAAGCAATATATATGCAGAGATAATTTTTCCAATGATTAATTACCATAATTGATTTGTAGTATTTATTTGAACACCAAAAGGTAAAAATGCTTTTTATAAACTATATTTAAAAGCAAAAAAAGATGATAAATATAAAACAATATTATTAAAAGCCTCTGAAAGTTGATTATTAACACAACAACAATTAGATAGTGCTAGACAAGAAATGACACAAGAAGAATATGACCAAGAATATGAATGTAGTTTTGATGCTAGTATTAAATGAGCATATTATGCAAAAGAGATTGCATTAGTTAGAAAAGAAGAAAGAATAGTTGCTTGATTATATGACCCAATCTTACCTGTATATACATTTTGGGATTTATGAATGAGTGATTATATGGCTATTGTGTTTGTACAGATACATTGAAACAAAGTAAGGATAATAGATGTTTTACAACATAATGGAGAATGATTTAAGTATTATAGTGATAATTTAAGAGAGAAAGGATACACTTATAAAAAACACTTTTTCCCTGCTGATATAGCTGTAAGAGAATTAACAACAGGACAAAGTAGATTAGAAATAGTTAGAGAGTTATTTGGAGATGATAAATGTGAAGTAGTGCCAAAATTATGAATAATGGATTGAATAAATGCTTTGAGAAAAATTTTTCATAATATATATTTTGATGAAGAAAAGACAGAAGAATTAATAGAGGCATTAGTTATGTATAAACAAAAATATGATGAGAAAAGAGGAATATTTTTAAACCAACCTGAACATGACTGGACAAGCCATTTAGCTGATGCTTGTAGATATTTAGCTGTTGGTTACAATGAATTAATTGTAACACCTAGCATAGAATGAATAATGGAGCAGGATTATGATGATTATTTATTTTAGTGTTGCAATATTTTTCTAAATAATAATAATACAACTATTATCAAGTAATATATAAAATATGACTGAATTAGATTTACAATGATTGAGTAAAGAAGATATACTTGCTCAGGTTAAACAAGAAAAAAAACTAAGTTCTGCTTACTTTGAAAGTAAAAGAGAACAATTTAGAGAAAGAATTAAATTAATTAACTGACAGGCAAAAGGAAAAGATAAAGTTAATATAAATATAGCCTCTGCCCAAATTAATACATTAATTGCTTTAAGTTACCAAGATGAACTAACTGTTAAATTTAGTTGAAGAAGTTTTGAGGATTATGAAACTGCTGACAACTTAGAAAATATGGCAAGTTTTGATGTAGATGAGATGGATATGGATTGGAAAAACTACCAAACACAATTTGATAGATGTTTTTATGGTCTATCTATAAGAATATTTGATGATTTTGATACAAGAAGAAAAGTACCAATGTATTCAGTAGCTGACCCATTAAGTTGGTACTCAGACCCAAACCCTGCTTGATATACTGCACAAGACTTTAGATACCATGGATTTGAAACTGAAACTACAATGAATGATTTAAAAAACACTAATAGTGGTTTAGTTTTAAAAAGTGCTGGTTATTTTAATCTTGATGAATTAGAGGCTAGTATTAGTTGAGAAAGAGAAAAGAATTTACAATTTAGAAATGAGGCAAGTAAGCTAGACTTTCAAAAAGATAATACAGTTAATAGAAAAGTTACACTATATAATCATTATACAATTATAAATAATGAAAAATACTATATTGTTTGTGATAGTGATTGTAAAGAAATACTTAAACTAATAAAACTAGAGGCAGTTACTGAAGAAGAAAAGAAAGACAATAGTTTAATACCTTTCCCAATTGTTATTAACTACTTTAGACCTAGAAGAGATGACCCTTTTGGTGATAGTGTTATGGATTATGTAGAAGATAAACAAAGAGCTAGTAGTAAATTATTTAACTTACAACTAATTAAGGCAACAAAAGAGGCACTTGGTTGAGATTTTGTATATGATGTAAACAAAATTAAAAACAGAAGTGATTTACAAAAACCTAGTGTTAAGACTAGATATATTTGAATTAACTTAAAACAATGAGATAATTTAAGTAATGTATTGTCAGAAGTTCCTAGAGAACAACTTACACAAGATGTTCAAATGATGAGAGATAGTATTAGTAGAGAAGTACAAACAAGTACATGAGTTGATAATATTATACAATGAGTTAGATGAGATAAGAGTATAACAGCTAGAGAAAGCCAAACTATCCAACAAAATGCAAACTTAAACTTAGCATTAAACAATAAAGTTAATAGCTGGTGAGAAAAAGCCTTTTGGAAATTATGGTACAGAGGTTATAAAGAATACTTTAAATGAAGTGCTGAAAAGATTGTTAGGCTTAGTAATGGTTTTGGTAGTAATGTAATGACATTTAAAAGAGTTGATTTTATCACAACAAATGATATTGATGTTGATATAATTAATAAATCTGATGAAGTTGCTAGACTAGAACAAGAAAAACTTAATATACCAAATTATCAAATATTATTACAAGACCCTGAGCTTGAACAAATTAATAAAGTATTTATAAAAAGGCATATTCTTAGGATTAGTTGAACTGCCCCTGTAATGATTAAACAAATGATACCTGATACTTTTGAAGAAGTAGAGGCTAAAGAACAAGTTGCTATACTAAATTACAATATTGACATAGAAAATATTGATGTTATGACTAATCAAGCAACATACTTAGCAATATATAAAAGATGATTACCAACTGATGCAATGAAAAAAGCAACAGCTATAAGAGAAAATATATATAAAGAACAACTAAAACAAAAAGCACAAGGAGGAATTATGTGACAACAGCCAATGGAACAATGACCACAAAATGTGCAATGAGCAATAAACAACCAAATGGCAAATGCACAATCACAACAAAGAACAGCTTGAGAAAGTGCTAGTATTGCAGATATTGCCCAATAATTACATAATAATTGACAAATTTAATGCCTTATATATACTTAGGGCATTATTTTTTAATATAATCTTATGAGATTACAAACAATTGAAACAGGTTTAATTAGTGAGGCAACAATAAGTAAATTAACAGAGGAAATAGAATATAAATATTTAGCCAACTATACTAATATTAATAATATTAAACAAATGCTAGCTGATATAAGGAGAGCAATGACAGTAGAATGAGCTGATTTAAAAACTTTAGAGATTGCTTTTGATGAACAAAACAACTTACTAGAAAGTAATATTAAAGCAACAAAATTACATAAAAAAAATTTAGTTTATTTAGAAAATTTATAAAATATGGTAGTAACAAGAGCAAGCTCAATGGCAGGTGGTGGAATTAATCTACTTGAGTGAACAGTAAATCCTTTCCAATCTAGTGAAGTAAGTAAACTACAAGACTTTTACTGATTAACTTATGAGGATTTATTTGATGGAAGTGCAATGGAACAAAAGAGTGTGCCTAAAGATAAAATAGAATATATACTTGAGAATAGAGATGTACAATTTATAAAAAAGCCTACAAAAGGTTATGAACTTAGAAAAGGTGAATGGACAGTAAAAAATTTAAACAATTACAAGACTTTTATGGTTTTTCTTTAAATGATACA